ATCATCTATGCTGCCTCCATCTCATCACGCACCAAATCGCGCAGGTCATCTATTAATTCCACGTTTAGAGCTTCTAGGTCATCTATTGACACCTCACGCACTAGATGACGCTGCACAGTGCTGGGTGAGCAGTCTTCCTCATGCGCTACAAACTCACAGAAAGCGGTGATAGCCAAGGCCCGTAACGCCCTGTCGCTTTTGTAGCCCCTGCGCACTCTGTCGCATATGGCTTGGTATTGGCCAATACCATGGTATGACCCATCAATCCAGCACCTAAAAAACCTTCTGTACCAAGTGTTACAGTCTGTTATGGATTCTTTGATGTTGTTAGCTGTTGGTAAGTCTCTCATTGTCTTAGTTCCTTATTGGTTTTGGTAATGTTTCCACAAGTGCCCACTGGTGTCAATGGGCAACAATAGAACATTAACTACTTTCTAGCTTTTTTTACTTTGTAAACGTACAGAACTCGTTTACGGCTTCCGTTATCCGCTGCCCAATCTTCCAGCACACCGTCACGCACGCAGCTAATATGTCCACGAGTATGCACTAGGAACGTGCCGCGCTTTGGTAACTTTCTCGTGGCCGTTGCTAATGTTTTAGGCCAATTATAAACGTCATCATCCATTATAACGCTGTAGCCGAGTTCTCTTATGGTGTTATGCGTCCATACTGAAGGCGTGCCGCGTCCTTCTTTTCTCCCTTTCTTATACAATAAACTTCGGGCCTTTCCAAAAGGTATTTGTGCTGCTACTGACAAGGCAATAACCGCGCAATAACCGCGCTCCCTTGGGTAGTATTTAGTGGCTACCCTTTTCAGTTCTTGATAGTTGAACATATCAACTCCCGTTGTGGCTTAATAATGCCGACTATCGCTAGTAGACATTAGTAAGCCTTAGCCGTAGGGAACCAACCGAAGTTGATAACTCGTGATGCTTTATAAGTAAGAACTTAACACCGGCCCGTTAAGGCCTTCTCGTTCCACTAGGCAAGCCTACGGCTAGGCTTTTCTAAGTCTCTGTTAGTAACTCGTTGGTTTCGCTTGCTGGCCAAGGGCACTTGGGCAAAACCTCTAAGGCTATTCAGAGTAGTTGAGCGTCTCAGCGTATCTTGGCTTGCCCCTTATCACGGCCCCTTGGCACCGTAAGGCAAGCTAGGTATTGCTCCCGAAGGCTTACCCGCTCAACTTGGAAACCATTATGCCTACCTCAATGCATAAATCTAGGGGGTGAACATGTGCATTCTTCATGTTTAGCTAAAGGCACTTGAATTTTGTTCATGTTGTATGGGGTGTCTAAAGGGATGCCAAAGGGTACTACAGTAACACTCACTCTCAGGCATTCTCAGGTTGTCTCAGGTAGTCTCAGGCACCCAATAGGCGCGACATCACCCAAGGCCAGCCTTAAAAAGCCTTAGAATGCACAAGGGCGTGGGGTTAACGTAAGGGCCGGGGGGTGCGCGTGGCTGCGACCTTTTGTTGTAGTTCCCACTGACATACAAAATAGACCAAAATTAGGTCAAATTAACCAATAGTTAGTGTATACTAACCTCTTGTATCCTAAAGAAAACTAAAATTTAACAAAAAGACACTAAAAGGAGTGCTGTTATAACTAAATAATCTAAAATAATACTTGACTTTTACTAAAAAATATGTTATAATCAAAAAGTATTCTTAGGTACTAAGGTAAATACTTTATGGATCAACCTAAACGTAAAAGAGGGAGACCAAAGAAGACTGATGTAGTCTCTAAAACCGCTGGAAACAGGGGTAAAGTAGGGCGGCCAAAGGGTGACGCTAGCATTATTAATGAATATAAGGCTAGAATGCTTGCTTCACCTAAATCTAACAAGGTTCTGGAAAGTATTTTTAATGCTGCTCTTAACGATGACCATAAAAATCAAGCAGCAGCATGGAAACTAGTGATGGACAGGATGCTGCCATTGAGTTATTTTGAAAAGGATTCAGCCAGTGGACGACAGAGTGTGTCAATTACTATCTCAGGCGTTGGGCAAGTGGCCACAACTGTCAATGACCCAAGTGAAGACAATACCATTGAAGGAGAGTACACGGAAAGTGATATATAAATACTTCAAGTTAGATGACTTTAAGTGTCAAGAGACAGGTGAGAATGAGATAGATGAAGACTTTGTTAGAAAACTGGATGAGCTAAGGGAAGCCTGTGGTTTTCCTTTTGTAATCACCAGTGGCTATAGGTCTCCTAAGCATTCCATAGAAGCTAAGAAAGCTAAGCCGGGGACTCATGCCCAAGGTATAGCTGCGGACATTAGAACCACTAGCGGCCAACAGCGTCATAAGATTATTAAGGCTGCTATGATTATGGGATTTAACGGGATAGGTGTCGCTAAGAGCTTTGTGCATGTGGACACTAGGAAGTCTAGTCCTGTTGTGTGGTCGTATTAATGTGTTTGGGTTATGGGAACTTTAAGGGTTTATGACTGACCTAAACATAGAGTTACTCCCTTGGCAACAAGATGTCTGGGGAGACACTACAAGGTTTAAGATTGTCGCTGCTGGTAGACGTACTGGCAAGTCCAGACTAGCGGCATGGTTGTTGATTGTCAACGCCTTGGAGTCCAGTAAGGGGAATGTGTTTTATGTAGCACCGACCCAAGGACAGGCTAGAGACATCATGTGGCAGACACTGCTTGAACTGGGGAATCCAGTGATTGTGTCTAGCCACATTAACAATCTACAGATTAAGCTAATCAACGGTGCAACCATATCGTTGAAAGGCGCGGACAGGCCAGAGACTATGCGTGGTGTGTCCTTGAAGTTTCTGGTCATGGACGAATACGCAGACATGAAGCCTGAAGTATTTGAGCAGATTCTTAGGCCAGCCTTGGCTGACCAAAAGGGGAATGCGTTGTTCATTGGTACGCCAATGGGACGTAATCACTTTTATGAGTTGTACCAGTACGCTGAGTTAGAGGATGACCCAACGTACAAAGCGTGGCACTTTACGAGCTATGACAACCCTCTGTTGGATGAGGATGAGATAAACGTAGCTAAAAAGAGTATGTCAAGCTATGCGTTCAGACAGGAATTTATGGCGTCCTTTGAAGCCAGAGGTTCTGAGATGTTCAAGGAGGATTGGGTCAAGTTTGGCGAAACTCCTGAGTACGGTGACTACTACATAGCCATTGACTTAGCTGGCTTTGAGGAAGTCAATAAGCAACGTACTAAGAACAGTAAACTAGACGAGACAGCCATAGCGGTTGTCAAGGTCAATGACAATGGACATTGGCACGTAGAGAACATAGTGCATGGGCGCTGGGAGTTGTCTGAGACAGCCAGAAAGATCTTTGAGGTTGTCAGGGACTACAGGCCCATAGGCATAGGGATAGAGAAAGGTATTGCTAGACAGGCTGTTATGTCCCCGTTGACGGACATGATGAAGCGGTACGGGATGTTCTTTAGGGTTGATGAGTTGACCCACGGAAACAAAAAGAAGACTGATAGGGTCATGTGGGCGCTACAGGGCAGGTTTGAAAATGGTTTCATTACCTTATCCAAAGGTGAATGGAACAGTCGGTTCTTAGACCAGTTGTTTCAATTTCCTGACCCACTGACACATGATGACCTTGTAGACGCACTGGCTTACATAGACCAGTTGGCTAAGATAGCGTACACATACGACTTTGAAATAGATGACCATGAAGTTTTGGACACAGTAACGGGGTACTAAGATGGCTAAACAGGGACTTTACTCAAACATAAACGCTAAACGCAAGCGTATTGCCAGAGGGTCTGGTGAGACAATGCGTAAGCCCGGCTCTAAAGGCGCACCGACTGCCAAAGCCTTCAAACAGGCAGCTAAGACAGCTAAAAAAGGGAAGAAAAAGTAATGGAGTACGGTGACAACGACACCCTTGCCACTGAGCAACATATTGAAGATTGGGTCATAGACAAGTGCAATACTTGGCGTGACCACTACGAATCCAACTACGCAGAGCGTAACGAAGAATACTACAGGCTCTGGCGTGGTATCTGGGCATCCCAAGACTCAGACAGAAAGAGTGAAAGAAGCAGAATTATCAGCCCTGCATTACAGCAGGCTGTAGAGTCCAGCGTAGCGGAAATTGAAGAAGCTACATTTGGTCGCGGTAAATACTTCAGTATTACTGATGACATGGACGATCAGGACAATCAGGACATTGTGTACCTGAGAACCAAACTCCACACTGACCTAGAGAAAGCAAAGCTACGTCAGTCTGTAGGAGAGTGCCTTATCAATTCAGCAGTCTTCGGAACAGGGATTGGTGAGGTAGTGCTTGAGGAAGTCAAAGAGATGGCTCCCGCCACCCAACCTATCATGGGTGGTGAGTTGACAGCAGTGGGTGTCAATGTGACTGACCGAACAATGGTCAAGCTGCGACCCATCCTTCCTCAAAACTTTCTCATCGACCCTGTTGCTACCAACGTAGACAATGCGCTTGGAGTTGCTGTAGATGAGTTTGTGTCGCGCCACTTGGTAGAGGAACTACAGGAGTCTGGAGTGTACGCTGATGTGTACGTCGGTAACGCTCCAAGAGACTATGAGCTAGAGCCTGACCAAGAGCTATCCAGCTTTGATGACGACAAAGTACGTCTAACAAAATACTACGGTAAAGTACCTCGACATCTGCTACTGAAGTCTGAAAAAGAACTGATGATGCAGGACGATGAGGACATAGCTGAGATAGAAACACTTGTTGAAGATGATGACGAAACAACTGAAAGTTTCTACGTGGAAGCAATCATTGTCATTGCCAACGGCGGCATACTCCTGAAGGCTGAAGAAAACCCCTACATGATGGGTGACCGCCCTATCGTTGCATTCCCTTGGGATGTTGTGCCGGGAAGGTTCTGGGGTCGCGGTGTTTGTGAGAAAGGCTTTAACAGCCAAAAGGCGCTTGATACAGAGCTTCGCGCACGTATTGATGCCCTATCCCTTACTGTCCACCCAATGCTCGCTATGGACGCCACACGGCTTCCTAGAGGGTCTAGGCCAGAGGTGCGCCCCGGAAAGATTGTCTTAACCAACGGTGACCCACGGCAAGTCCTACAACCCTTTAACTTTGGTCAAGTTAGTCAGATTACATTTGAGCAAGCCAATGCGTTACAAAGAATGGTACAGATGTCTACAGGAGCGATTGACTCTGCTGGCATCCCCGGAAGCATCAATGGAGAGGCTACAGCTGCTGGCATCAGTATGTCTCTTGGTGCTATTATTAAGCGTCACAAACGCACACTAATAAACTTCCAAGACTGTTTCCTAATACCGTTTGTTAAGAAAGCTGCGTGTCGTTACATGCAGTTTGACCCTGAAAACTACCCTGTTGCTGACTACAAGTTCAACGCTACTTCCACACTAGGCATCATTGCCCGTGAGTACGAAGTAACACAGCTTGTACAGCTACTGCAAACAATGTCACAGGACTCACCTCTGTACAACACACTTATAGAGTCCATCATTGACAACATGAACCTGTCAAACCGTGAGGAACTGACTGCTAGACTACAGGAAGCAGCACAGCAATCACAACCTACTCCAGAGCAACAACAGCTAGCTCAGGCTGCACAACAGGCACAATTACAGTTCCAGCAGTCTCAGACAGCGGCGTTGAATGGACAAGCTACTGAGTCACAAGCCAGAGCGCAGAAGATGGCTGTAGAAACTCAGTTGGCACCACAGGAGCTAGAGATTGACAGGATCAAGGC